TCTCAAGAGTGCAGATTTACTTGAGAAGGGCGAATATGAGCCAGTTGAAAAGATCATCAAAGATGCAGTGCAGATCAGTCTTACAAAAGACATGGGCACAAACTACTTTGAGGATCCCAGAGCAAGACTTATGGCTCTCAAAGACAATAACGGACAGATTAGCACAGGCTGGCCCGCCATGGATCGTAAACTGTTTGGCGGCATGAACAAAGGTGAACTCAATATTTTTGCAGGTGGATCAGGATCAGGTAAGAGTTTGTTTATGCAGAACCTAGCAGTTAACTGGGTAACACAAGGACTAAATGGCGTATACTTGAGTTTGGAACTTAGTGAAGGACTCAGTGCTATGCGTATTGACAGTATGCTTACTAACGTAAGCACTAAAGAAGTGTTCAAAGACTTGGACACTGTTGAGATGAAAGTTAAGATGGTGGGCAAGAAAGCAGGTAACTTGCAGATCAAATACATGCCAGCACAGAGCAATGTAAATGATATCCGTGCGTACTTGAAAGAACTGCAGATTAAGAATGGCTGGCGTGTAGACTTCTTGCTTATTGACTATTTGGATTTGCTTATGCCAGTTAGTGCTAAAGTAAGTCCGAGTGATCTGTTTGTTAAAGACAAGTATGTTAGTGAAGAACTGCGTAACTTGGCTAAAGAACTTAACTGCGTATTCGTAACAGCAAGTCAGTTGAACAGAGGTGCAGTGGATGAGATTGAATTTGATCACAGCCATATCTCAGGTGGCTTGAGTAAGATTAACACAGCGGACAATGTGTTTGGTATCTTTACTAGCCGCGCAATGCGTGAGCGTGGACGCTATCAGATACAGTTAATGAAAACTCGTAGCAGTAGTGGTGTTGGTCAAAAGATTGATCTGGGCTTTAACTTGGAAAGTCTGCGTATTACAGACTTGGGTGAAGATGAAGATGCACCGCAACAAACCACAGGCAGTAACATTATGAACCGTATTAAAAGCAACGGAGTTGTAGAAGCAAGTGACAATGTTGCTACTCCAACTGCTAGTGTGCAAAGTAGCAAACTTAAAGATATGTTAGCGGGGTTAAAAAGTGAGTGATTTACGAGTTGTTATTACTACAGTGCCACTAGTAGAGGACGATAGTCCTCTTGCAACTCCTGCATATCTTAAGAGTTTATTGATAGAAAACAATATACAATGTGTAGGATTAGATTTAAATATCGAAATACTAAACATTGTAAAAAATCATCCACTCAATCGAGAATTAAAAGATTTTTTTCTCAGAAAAAAAGAACATAGTATCATTGCACCTGTTGTAACTAACATGTTATATCATTATGTACAAAGAATAATGCAATACACTCCTACGCATATTTTGCTTTCGCTTTTTACAATTGATAGTCAAGAGTTTACCAAATGGATATCGGCTCTTTTAAAACATCTCTATCCTGATATAAAAATATTAATAGGAGGTCCTGGCCTCGAAACTCTGGGAGCTCATAATTATAACTATCCAGAGCGTTTAAAGGAGTTAGGTTATATTGATCATTACTTTGTTGGAGATGCCAACGATAATTTTGTTAACTACTTCACCAAAGGCGAAACAGTAGGATTTGACAATGTTTTTCTCAAACAAAATTCTCAACAAAAACATTGGCTAACACCCAACTTTGATGATTATAATTTTATGAATTACAGTTGGTTAAGTTTGCCAATTGTAGATAGCAGAGGGTGTGTACAAAATTGTGAATTTTGTGATGTAGTAGCGTTTTGGAAAAAGTTTCAGTATCTCACTGCAGATGAAATTTTTAGTCAAATGCTTGAATTAAGTCAGCGGTATAACGTTTTTAGATTCCAATTGGCCAGCAGTATATGCAATGGTAACTTGGTAGAATTTAGAAAACTCATGCAATTGATGGCACAGCACAACGACAGTGTTGAATACATAGATCAAGAGTTTCACTGGCATGGTAGTTTTATTATCAGACAACGCGATAGACACAGCGAAGAACTTTGGAAAAATATAAAACGCAGCAATGGTTTTTTATACTGTGGAGTAGAAAGTATAAGCAGTGAAACAAGGATTAAATTGGGAAAAAATTTTAACAACGATGATCTCGCTACCCATCTAGAATTCGGAAAAAAATACGATGTACCTATGAACTTGTTGATGATTGCTAGTTACCATACCGAAACACAGGAAGATCATGAATATGCATTGCAATGGTTCGAAGACAACAAATACTATGCAAACAATCCAGTGCAGCAGGTACAACTTACACAAATCGCTATTCTTGAAGGAACACGATTGCAAGAAAATGTTGACCTCGAACGGTTTAATAGCGAAAAAAGCATGAGACAAGAACATGCCATCAGACTCAAACAGAAAGCACAAGAATGCGGATTCACAGTACGAGCTTTTTATTAAAAATAGTTCTTGTTTACAAAAGCGGCAAGGAACAAGTAATAGAATACACAGGAAATATGCCAGAACGAGTAGTTATTCCTGTAAAAATTACTGAATCTAATCCAGCTATTTTAAAAAGTGTAAAATTAAATAACATTTATATCAATACTGATAAACTGCCAATAGTTGCTAAATTTCAAATCAAAAATAAGAAATGGCCAGAGCCAAATTTAAATTTTTCTCAGTCCGGTGATCTTATTTTTGATTTGTTTAGTATAGATCCAATATTATATCTGCTTTCAATTGAAAACACTATTGCCTTCAATAGAAAAAACTATTAGTTAAGAGTTCTTAGCAATCTTTGCTTCGTATAAATCCATGCTGTGATCTCTAGCACCATCAAAGAACTCTAGTTTACTCCACGCACGAATACGTCCACGCCATCCATCTTTGATGATCTGCCATGGTGTCATCTTACGAATGTAACCATAGTAGTTGATGTAGTGTAGTTCGCCTCTGTGACGGAATCCCATGACGGCAAGTGGAACACGAGGTACAATGTCATTGTTGTTTACATATCTATGATGTTCAAATGTACATTTAGTTGCCCAAATCTTACCGCCTACACGAGGTTGACCATATGTATAACAAGCAACAACACGATCCTGCAAGCGACTTGCTGCTAGTGCTGCCATTGCGCCGCCTAAACTATGTCCACAAATGTAAAGTGCTTTTTTCTTACGAGCTGGTGTATTGACGTAAGCCTCTACTTGTTCCCAAATACGATTTAGGTATTCATAAAAACCAGCATGTACCATGCCCCAGGTTTTACTCTTACGCTTCCACGCTTTTAGGTCTGCTTTGATATCGCTAAACTCTTTTGGTTCTGTGCCTCTGAATGCAAGCACAACACGCTCACTGTTTTCCACAACCAAGCACTCTGCACCTTTGTGATCTATTAGAACACTCTTTGTGTATCCAAGTGTGTGTACTGCGGGCTTGCTATCCTTTTGTGTTAGATAGGCTACTTTAGCCAGAGTTGCAAAGTGCAACCCAGGGTTTTCTATACTTGACATTGTTCCTCCTCCAAGTTACAATAATGTAATGTTGTATTTAACCGATAAATACTAAAAACGATAGGATAAAAACCATGCGTAAACAGACCCGTAGTATACTACACGAACTAAACAGCATGATTGTTGAACGAGATAGACAACATGTAATGGAAAGTCGAGCAACTAACGTGATAGAGAGCGCAATCAATCTTATTAATGAAATGCACAAGCATTATGACGCTGAGACTGCAGGTGATTTAGAACGCCGACTGTTAAACAGTATTCGTAGTCAGGACAGTCGTAAGTTTGTGCGAGGTATTCGGAAAGTCAACGAAAGCAAATGCGCTTCAGAGAAATAAGAGAAAATACACAAGACTTTTTGTATGGCGATTGTCCTATATTTGCAATTGCTCTCAGTCGTATCAGTGGACTTCCTCTGCAAGCAATGCTTGACTATAGTGACGAGTTAGATACTACAGTTCTTATACATGCTTTTGTAGGATATAAAGACGGATTAGTAATTGATGCTAATGGTATTAGAAGTATTGAAAGTATCGAGGATGATTATCCTGTTGAGGATGATCCTTATGTAACTGATATAAGTGAACAAGATTTGCTTGCACTTGGATATGATGGAAATTGTCCTACTATGTCTGATGCATACAAACATGCTAAAAAAGTATTAGCAGATCTTAAAGAAAATGTCACCGAGGCTGCTGAAGGTAAAAATACCCATCTTGAGCATATTGAAGATCTAGTATTTCTTCAAGGCAAACAAGGTGCGCAGAGTGCGCTGCAGTATATTAACAGTGTGCGTGACATGCTGGAGAATGGCGGCGACAGTGGAAATATTACTGTTAAGTGGGACGGCGCACCTGCTATATTTGCTGGTATAGATCCAAGCGATGGCAAGTTTTTTGTTGGCACTAAGGGTGTATTCAGCAAAACAGGTAAACTTGTAAAAAGCACTGCAGACCTAGACAAATATGGATACAGTGGAGGCTTGCGTGACAAACTCACACTAGCACTAGAATTGCTTCCTAAATTGGGTATACAAGGTGTGCTGCAAGGCGACATGATGTATACCAAAAGTGATTTAGAAACTGCTGACATTGATGGCGAATCGAGTTGGGTATTCCAACCTAACACTATTGCTTATGCCGTTCCTAAAAACAGTGAACTAGGTAAGCGTATTGCAGCAAGCCAAATGGGTATTATATTTCACACAACATACACAGGCGATAGTGTACCAGAAATGACTGCTACATTTGGCGCAGATGTAAGTGAACTAAACAAAACCAGTGCAGTATGGTTTGACGATGCAACCTACAAAGACCTAAGTGGACAAGCAAGTCTTACACAACAAGAGAACAAGCAAATACTACAAGGACTAAATGCTGCAGCAAACGCACTTAAAACTGCAGACTTTGCGGCAGTTAGTGGCGACTACAAAGCACTTATGATGCAGTATGTAAATGCTAGAATACGCAGAGGCGATACACAAATAGATGATGCACAGAGTTTTGCTACAGACTTTACACAGTGGTACAATGATTACATACAAAAAGAAATTGCAAAACTAAAGAATCAAGATCCTGAGAGTCCTGCAGTTAAAAAGCGTACGGATAAGATCGCTGCACAGAACAAGTTTGTCAGTGATAATATGACAGGCATTGCCGGTGCGCTTGCGGTATACAAGGACATCATTGCACTAAAAAATATGCTTATAAATAAGTTGAATAAGGTAGACAGTGTCAAGTCACTGCTACGCACAGACACAGGCTATACTGTAACAAACCCAGAAGGCTTTGTTGCTATAGGCAAAGACAGTGGCGCAGTAAAACTAGTAGACAGAATGGAGTTCTCAAAGCAGAACTTTAATGCTGTTAAGAACTGGAGCAAGTAATGAGATTTCGAGAGTTCGGACTATTTGAACAGGCAGCAGAAAAACTTATTGTTCCAGACAGCAAGGGCAACCAGACTGTAATCAAAGGTGTTAAGATTAAGCCAGGTACTAGTCAGCGACTGCAGCAATTCTTACTTAAAAATCCTGATTTACCTGAAGCTGCCAAAGCGGAAGTAGTAAGACGTATTGCCGTTAATAGTAACATCAAACAAGTTGTTAAAGCAAACCCTAGTATATTCGGAAAAGTTATCAGTGGACTGGGCAATCTCGGCAGACTCATTGTTGGCAGAGTTTTAGGTATAGCAAATATATTGGGAGATTCAACTGCACTAAATGCAGATGAGGATGCATTAGTTGAACTAGACAGACGCATGCATGAGCAAGATCCTGATTTGTTTTACGAACTTAATCCTGGATTCCGTAGACCTGAAGGTCAACAAAATATTAAACCAGGAGATAGTGAGTATAAGCCAAATGACACTGTTCAATTTGATAGCCCTGAAGATGCAAATCGTTATATAAATGATTTGTCTACTGGCACCACAGCAAGAATTAAAGACAGAGATGGCGAATATAAGGACTATACAATTACTCAGCCTGAAGATATTAGTGGCGGCGCCGGACAAAAAAACTGGACTAGAACATATGGTGGTGCACCAGCGCCAGCAGAGCCAGCGCCAGAGCCGGTAGAGCCAGAAACAAAACCAGAGAAGAAACCAATAACACCTAAAGAGCCACAACCAGATAAACCAAAGGTAGATCCGGGTAAACCAGCCAACGACCCAGAGCCAGTAGAACCTGAGAAACCAGAGGAGAAGCCTGAGAAGCCTCCAATAACACCTAAAGAGCCTCAACCGGGTAAGCCAAAAGTAGATCCAGGCAAACCGGCTAATGACCCAGAGCCTCCTAAGGAGAAGCCAAAGCCAGAAAAGCCTGCTGAAAAGCCAAAGCCAGACGGTAGACCTAGTTGGTGGCCCGATTGGCTTCCTTGGAAAGATTCCCCAACACCTGATTTGCCAAGTGAAACAGATCCGGATGCACCTGTGAGCCCAGATTGGAGCAAACCCGGTCCTAACACAAGACCGAGTAAAAAGCCAAAGACAAAGCCAGAGACAAAGCCAGAGACTAAACCTCAAACTAAGCCTGAGACAAAACCTCAAACTAAGCCTGAGACAAAATCTCAAACTAAGCCTGAGACAACACCTCAAACTAAGCCTGAGACAAAATCTCAAACTAAGCCTGAGACAACACCTCAAACTAAGCCTGAGACAACACCAC